TTCCTAGTTCTTTAAAACACGGGACTAAGAAGACAAAAGAACAGTCTCCCCGTATTTCAATAAGTGGGGATATAATTATGACTTCTGAAAAGAATAAAGTAAGCGAGATTTTAATACCTAACCCTGCGACTTGGATAAAGCTTTAAAATGTTGTAAAATGGCTTATGCCTTTAAGAAATGTACAAATAGTCCCAGGATTTAACAAAGCAGATACACCATCAGGCGCAGAAGGTCAGTGGATAGATGGTGATTTTGTAAGATTTAGATATGGACAACCAGAAAAAATTGGTGGCTTTACTGCTATAGGAACTGATACAATATCTGGTCCTACACGTGCACAACACACTTGGACAGATTTAGAAGGTAGAAGATATGCAGCATTAGGTACATCAAAAGCATTATACATTTATTATGAAGATAAATTTTATGATATTACTCCGTTAGCTACAGCAATTACTGGAGCAACATTTACATCTACACAAAACTCAAATACAGTTACAGTTACAAAATCAAGTCACGGACTCGATGTCGGAGAGTATATTACATTTACTTCGGTCACACTCCCAGGAGGAGGAGCAACTGGTTATACAACAGCTAACTTTACTGATTTTACTTTTGAAATTTTAACAGTTCCTACAACAAGTACATTTACAATTCAAATGAAATCTAATGAAACTGGTACAGGTATGTCTACTGCAGGGAGTGCTAGTATTAATCCTTACGAAGAAATAGGCCCTACAATTCAAACTTATGGTTATGGTTGGGGTACAAGTACATGGAGTAGATTAACTTGGGGTTCAGGTTCTACAACTTCTTCGGTTATTCTAGATCCTGGAACATGGTCACTAGATAATTTTGGTGCACAATTAATTGCTACAGTTAAAGATGGTAAAACGTTTGTATGGAACCCAGCTGTATCAAATCCTTTAACAGTAAGAGCAACTATTATGACTGGAGCTCCTACAAAAACAAGACTTACAATTACTTCTGATAGAGATAGACACGTTGTTCATTTTGGAACTGAAACAACAATAGGTAATACGACAACACAAGATCCTATGTTTATTAGGTTTAGTGACCAAGAAAATTATAGTGTTTATCAACCAACATCAGTTAATACTGCAGGTACCTTTAGATTAGATACAGGTAATAAAATTGTAGCAGCAGTATCAGGTAAAGATTATAACTTAATTTTAACAGACCAAGCAGCTTATACTATGCAATTTGTTGGTCCTCCATTTACATTTTCTATTAGACAAGTAGGATCTAACTGTGGATGTATAGGACAACATGCAACTGTTTATGCGGACGGTAAAGTATTCTGGATGGGAGCAGGTGGAGGTTTTTTTGTATTTGATGGTACGGTTAAATTACTGCCGTCACTTGTAGAAGATTTTGTATTCACGACTACCGGATCAAATGTTGGTATTAATTACTCTTCTAATGAAATTATTTATGGTTCTCATAATTCTTTATTTAACGAAATTATTTGGTTTTATCCTGCAGGTACACCATCTGGAAATCCAGCTACACAAAATAATAGATCTGTTGTTTATAATTATGTTGAAAATACTTGGTCGACAATGACATTAGCTAGAAGTTCTTATGCAGATGCAAGCACATATGATGTACCTTATGCAACTGAATACAATACATCAGGGACACCTTCATTACCTATTTTAAGTGGAGCAACCAATACTTTTGGCTCAACTCTTTATTTTGCACAAGAAGTAGGCACTAACGAAATCGCACTTAATGGAACAACCACTGCTATAGCTGCGTTTATACAATCTGGAGATTTTGATTTACCTACTGATGGAGATGGAGAATATATGTTACGACTAAGTAGATTTTTACCAGATTTTAAAAATCTACAAGGAAATGCAAAAGTAACAATATTTCTTAAAAATTTTCCAATTGACTCTGGTTCTTCTTCACAGCTTGGTCCTTTTACTATATCATCTTCAACACAAAAAATAGATACAAGAGCTAGAGGAAGATTAGCTAACATTAAAATTGAAAATACAGCTACAAATGAAACATGGAGATTTGGAACATTTAGAGCTGATGTTAAACCAGATGGTAGAAGATAATGGCAAAAATTAACGTATATGTACCCGAACCACCACAAGAGTATAGTGTCGAAGGTTTTAGACAAATTAACCAAGGATTGGCTACAATTGAAAATCAATTAAATACTTCTTATCAACAAGACTTGAAAAACGAACAAGATTCGTTTAATTACTTTATGCAATGACAATAAGATATAAAAGTGAAACATTTGATTTAACAACGACTGATAAGACTACTATTCTTACATGTCCTGCAGATGCAACTATAATTGTAAAATCTTTACAAGTAAATCATAAGACTGCATCTAATGTAGATGTAGACGCTTTTTTGCAAAAGAGTGGAGGATCAGATGTTGAAATAAGTCATTCACAACTTAATAAAAATTTTACTAATTTAGTATTATCAAGTTTAAATATGGAAGCTAGTGATGTTTTAAAAATACAAGCGGCTAGTGCAAATACTATTACAGGTGCTATTAGTTATGCCTTAATAGATAGATCACAGGAAAATGGCTAGAAAATTTAAAGACTTTGTAGAAAGAGATAAACCTAGAAAAAGACCTCGAAGACATTGTAAAAATTTAAATAAGAAAAAAAAGTTGCAACATAATAAAAAATATAATAGACAAGGACGTAGACAATGATCAAAGATCCTCATAAAATACCTGCGGTAGCAAAAGAAATTATTAAAAATAAAAGAACGGGAAAAGTATATGATAGCAAAGAGCATTTTAATCTTGATGTTGCTGATCCCAATACTGATACTACTGAAAATGATTTTAGACAAGACCTCGAAATAACTGTAACAAGAGTAACCCTAGGCGCAGAAACAAAAAAATAATGGAACCAAGAGGAGCTACTGAATTACAAATGGAGCTTCTAGAAAAGCATGTTTCAAAAGAACTGTTAGATCAAGTACAAATATGTACATCTATACCAGGCAAAGTTCCTTTAGATCCAAAAAAATTAAATATACTTTGGCAAAAAAATTCTTACGATCAACCAAACTTGCAATCTTTTTTTAGAAATAAAGATAGGCATGATGAATATGATTGGTATGTATTTAATAGTAATTGGAACTATGAAAAGTTTAGATATTATTTTGATATACCAACTGAAAAATCTATAGTAATAAAAAACGGTATAAACAATTTTCCAAAAAGAAAAGTTTATAAAAAAGGTGATCCAATAAAAATAATTCATCAATGCACGCCATGGAGAGGTTTAAATGTTTTATTAAGGGCTATGCAAGAAATAGATGATCCAAATATAACATTAGATGTTTACAGCTCTGGAAAAATTTATGGTAGTGAATTTGAATCTAGCCATGATCAATTATTTAAACCACTTTATGATCAAGCACATAAATTAAAAAATGTAAATTACATTGGTTACAAACCAAATGAATATATTTTAGAACACATAACTGATTATGATTTATTTGTTTATCCAAGTATATTTGAAGAAACTTTTTGTGCATCTGCTTTAGAACCTTTGGCAGCAGGCTTGCATGTAATAACAAATAACTTTGGTGCATTATATGAAACTTGTGCCGAATGGCCTGTATATATAAATTACACTGATGATTATGAAATTATGGCTCAAAGCACTGCTGAAGCAATTAAAGTTGCATCAACATATTTACATGAAGATTACATACAAGACCATTTAAATGAACAACAAAAATTCTATAAAAGATTTTATAATTGGAATAAAAAAGGACAAGAATGGACAAACTTTTTACAAGGAGCCCTGAATGAGCGAAAATAAAACTTTTGTAAACGAAGATACATATCAAACAGTTAAGGAAGTAGAAATAGAAACAAAACCTTTTGATAAAGCTATTACACCAATGTGGAAGGAAGAAACTAAATCAAATGGTATTTCACCTCATTCGATATTCTTAGCAACCCCTGTGCATAGTGAGTGTTCTATACATTATACTCAAGCTTTACTTGAATTACAAAAACTAGCTTTACAGAAAAAAACAAAAATAAAATTTCAATTAATGAAATCTTCATTAGTAACACAAGGTAGAAATTTATGTGTATCTGGTTTCTTAGAATCAAATTATTCACATATGTTATTTATTGATTCTGACATTTATTTTAACCCTGAGTCAATATTTAAAATGATTGATAAAGATAAGGACATAATATCTATTCCTTATCCTCTAAAAACAATTATGTGGGATAAAGCTATGGATAGAATTAAAGACAATAAAATTAAAACACCTAATGATTTAAAAAAAGCTTTAAACACTTATCCAATAAGAGTAGCAGATGATGCTAATATTAAAGTAAATAAAGGTATTATAGAAGTAACTCATAGTCCTACAGGATGTATGTTAATAAAACGATCTGTATTTGAAAAACTGATTAAACATTATCCAGAGAAATCTATTGTACAGAAAACTGTAATAAATGGTGAATATATAGATAAACCTAATATGTGGAATTTCTTTGATTGTATACATGACCCAAAAACTAAAACTTATCTTGGTGAAGACTTTTCTTTTTGTAAGCTTTGGAAAGATATTGGGGGTAAATGTTATGCCTATATTGCAGATAAGATTGTCCATGTAGGCGAACATCAATACGAAGGTCGTTTTGGCGATGAGTTGAAACTTAATAAGTAAAATGGTAATATTGTCTATAATTAAACAAATAGACTATGGATCCATTTACATTAGCATTAGCCACATTTGGTGTACAAAAACTCAGAGGTAAATCAACAAAGAGAGCATTGAGAGATGCTGCCATTATTGGTGGTGGTTCTTACGCTTTAGGTGCTTCAGGTATAGGGCCTGCATCATTTCAGAATCCAGCATTATCAAGTATTGGTATGCAAAATGCAAAACCTCCTATGCCAAAAGGAGATTTAGGAACAAGTTTTTTAAATAGAGCTAACATGCCTAAAGGTACAGTTATAGGCGTAGATAAATTTGGTAAAGACATAATTTCAAGAGGTGGAGAATTGTCTGGATTAAACGTTGTTGACGCTTCATCAAAAGATGGAATTGCAGCTAATTTATTAAAAAAAGCAAAAGATAAACCATTAGAGACTGCTTTCCTTGCATCGAGTGTGTTACCTCTTTTAGCTGATGAAGAAGAAGATAAACCAATGATTACCGAAGAAGATTATAAAAAAGCTTATACAGAGCAGGCTGCTAATCTTGAAGGTGCCTTTGTGCCAGCAATAAACACTAGACCAACACTAGACGAAACTATTAATAATAATATGTTTTATGCAAACCAAGGTGGACTTGCAACTGCCATACCAAAATTTAACAAAGGTGGTGTTAACTACTTGCCATCAAAAACAGATCATAATGAAAACGATTATAATAACTATGTAAGAGCTGAAGGTTATGTAGAAGACGGAACTGGTAATGGTAATAAAGATGAAGACACTATGTTAGCACAATTAGCTGATGGCGAATTTGTCTCTAGAGCAGATGCTGTTTTAGGAGCTGGTATTTTATCTGGAGCTGATCCAAAAAGTTTTAAGAACATGAGAAAAGCTGGAGCTGATTTTTTTTATGATCAGCAAAAAAAATTTAAACGTATTTATGATATAGTCAATGCAAGCAGAAAAGATAATTAAAAACGATATTGAAGTATTACCAATTATACCTTCAAAGATAGAAGACATTTGGTCTTTAGTTCATTTTATGATTGCAGAGGCGTTGGTTTACAGTGGCCGTTATGCTGAACCAGAAGATATTAAACAACTTTTGTTATCAGGTGATAATCAATTGTTTTTAATATTTGGTGCAGAGGATGGAGAGTCAAATAAAGTTTATGGTGTTGTCACCACAAGAATATTTGAAAATCCTAACTTTAAAGAATTACAAGGTTTAATATGTACAGGAAAAAAAATGAATTTATGGGAAGAAAAATTAATTAATACTTTAGAACAGTTTGCAAAAACAAACGGTTGTAAAAAAATAAAAGCTTATATGAGACCAGGTTATAAAAAAGTTATGCCTAAGTATGGTTATAAATCTAAACATGTAGAATTTGAAAAGGAGTTAAACTAATGAGTATTTTTGGTGGTGGAGGCGGAGGCGGAGGCGGCTCTGGAACACAGACTAGTATATCAAGAGAAGCACCAGGAGTTGAAGCTAGAAAACTAGCCTTATATGACGAGGCTGCAAAGTTAGCTCAAAAACCTATTAACCTACCTGGTATTCAAGTAGCAGGTCTATCTGGTTTAGAAAAAGCAGGAATTGGTTTAGCAGGTCAAACAGGAGTTGGATCAGGAACTGTAAGTTCTGGTATTGGTGCATTTCAAGGTGCACAACAAACTGCTGCAGCAGGCCCTAATATAGGACAATTTTTAAATCCATTTCAATCATATGTAACAAGTGAAATTGCAAGACAAGGCCAAATGATGCAAAACAAATTAGGTGCAAATGCAATTCAATCTGGTGCATTTGGTGGTGGTAGAGAAGGTGTACAACAAGCAGAACTTCAAGGTAGAACTCTATCTAATATTGGTCAATCATTGGCAACAGGATTTCAAACTGCTTTAGGTGCAGCTCAACAACAACAAGGTTTACAAGCACAAACACAATTAGCTGCAGGTCAAGGTTTAGGTCAATTAGGTGCACAACAACAAGCAATGCGTTTAGCTGATATAAATGCACAGATGCAAGCAGGTGCAGTTCAAAGAGGTGTAGGTCAACAAGCACTTGAAGCTCAAAGACAAACACAACTACAAAGAATTTATGAACCTTATCAAAGAGTTGAATTCTTAAAAGGTATTATGACTAACTTACCAACAACACAGAGTAGTGTAACGCAAACCACGGCTCCTGGTGCTAACCCATTTGCTCAAGCAGCAGGAACAGGTTTAAGTGCATATGCGGCTTACAACATGATGCAACCAAGGTAAATATGGACGAAGTATTAACTAGAAAAATGTTTAGGGCTAGGTATTTTAAATCATTAAAACCAACTATTAAATATTACAAAGAAGGTGGATTAGGATCTTTGACTAATCAAGAAAAAGCTATATATGCAGCAACGTTCGCTGCACCATTACTACAAGCAAGAGGCAAGGGTATTAGTCCTGTATTCACTGCATTAGGTCAAGGTTTAGAAAAATTACCATCAACTATATTAGCGGTAGAAAAACAAAAAGCTGCAGCTAAAAAAGATTTTACAGAAGTAAGACAAGCAACTGCAGCAGAGAAATCTACTTTAGGTTTTAGTGTTGATGATAACATAAATGTAAAAGTTGTTAATGGTAATGTTGAAAGTATTGTTTCAAAGCCAACTGCAGGAGAAAGAGATAAAGCTGCAGATAGAAAAGATGCTTTAAGATCTATCGACAATATCATAGCAGGTTCACAAAATGTAGGTACTGGTCCTGTATCAGGAAGAGTATCAAAAATAAAAGCTTACTTAGGTTTTGATACAAATGCAGCTGATCTTAATATTGAAATAGGAAATTTTAGAAAAAGTATAATTAAGGCATTGAGGGGCGCACAAGTAGGTCCTGCTGAGGAAGCTAGCTTTAATGAGATACTACCTTTTATAACAGACCCACCAAATATAATTAGAGCCAAGATGAAAATTGCAAAAGAAAAACTTCAGACAATTGAATCAAGACTTAACCCTAACGGAACTGTTGCTCAACAATTAAAAGCAGAAGAAATTGCTGAAGCTGATGCAGAACTATTTGCTAAGTTTGGAGTAGCGTTTGATTTAAGCGCAACTTTTGATTCAAGTGTAGATACATTTAATTTAGATGGGGTACAGGTAAAATAATGGGAAGGGTAAATATCGTAGGCTTAGGTACTGTTGATATTGAAGGAGATACTCCTAATGAACAAGAGTTAGAAGTATTTAAAAGAATGGCAGCCGTCAAAGGTGCAGATGCAATTACAAATGGCCCGGCAGAAGAAGCTACAGAAAGTTTTTTTAAATCTCCTACATTTGGTAGAATATTGACTGAAGCTGGTTTAGCAATAGGTGGATCTATTGCAACAGGTGGATTAGCTTTGCCTGGATTAGCACTAAGGGCAGGAATGCTTGCTAGACCTTTCCTAACACAACTTGCTAAAAGTTCTATAGGAGCTGGTATTGGGGGTGGTACAGGTGCTGCAGTTGCACAAACATTTGACCCTAAAGAAGATGTTGTAAAAGAAATACTTAGAGCCACAACTGAAGGTGCCTTAGCAGAAGCTATTGGTGCACCTGTTATAATTAAAGGTGGTCAAGTTGTAGGTAAACTATTAGGTACAAAAAATCCTAAAAAATTTAATGATCTATTAGATGGAGCTAATGCTGCAGAAGATGCTCTACAAGCAAAGTCTGTACAGATATTAAAAGGTATAGATCCAAAAAAATTTACAAAGCTAAGTCTTGAAGAAAAAAATAAAATACTAAAAGAAATAACAAGTAAAGGTTTTGTAGCAGATGAAAAAACTGTTTTAAAATTTGCTGAAGCAAATGCTCTTAAAACAGGTGCCAAACAACTAGATCAGTTAGGAGCAACTGCTAAAGAGATGGCTTCTGGTTTAACACCTGGTGTTAAATCTTCAAACAGAACTTTAGAAATTATAGAAAACATTTCTCAAAAATCGTTAATTGGTGGTGGTGCAATTACAACAAGATATGAAGCAGCTAAACAAGTAGGAGATTTAATTGCAAAAGATATGTTAAACCAATATAAGATTGCCGCAGACTCAGCGGATCTTGGTAAACTTTTCTTAGAAGAATTAGGTGGAGCTACTGGAGCATTTACTGCTACTACCAATAAACTATATAAAAATGTTGATCAAATATTAAAAAGTGCAGGAAAGCTAGAAGCTGAAATAATTCCTGTAAATACTTTAAGAGAATCTATTGACTCACTTAAAAAATTTTATGATGGTAGTGTTCCAGGAGAATTAGCTAAAAAAATACCAGTAATAGAAAAGAATCTTTTAAAAAGAGGTGATAAATATAGTTTTGAGCAATTAAGTAATTTAAGAAAACAGTTAGTGGATCTACAATATGGAACACCTAAAACTGAAAAAATGCAAATTGGAAAATTAATAGAAGCTGTAACAGGGTCTTTGGATAATGCAGCTGTCAAAAAAATAATACCTAAAGATGCGGTTGATGCTTTAAATAGAGCTAATGATTTTTTTAGAGAAGGTAATAATGTTTTTTCAAGAGGTATTACAAGTACACTTTTAAAGAATGCAGGAGAAGATGGTTTAGTATTAGGTAAAGATGCTAAGGCAATTCAGAATGTTTTTAAAACAATTACAGGTAATGATAATATTAAAAATACACAAGCTATCTTTAGAGAGATAGATGCTTTGACTGGTAAAACAGTTGGTGCAGGGGATGGATTTGATGCATTAAAGGCAATGAAAGATCCATTAACGAAAAAACCTTTGTTGACTTTAAAACAAGGTACCATGTTAAAAGACTCAGTTAGAGGACACTATTTAGCAAACGCAATGAGAAAAGCAGAGAAGGGATCAAAACAATTTGGTAAATATATTGATTCAGATGCGTTTGCAAAAAATATAGATGAAGGTGAAGGTAAATTAAGAAAGTTTTTATTTAAAGGAGACGATGCTAAAAAACTTGAGGAACTTCAAAACACTTTAGCTTTTGCTCAAGGAGATCTTAGTAGACTACCTGGTATTCCTGGTGGTATTTTTATTCAGTTAAAACAAGCAGGTGCAGCAGGTCAAATATTATCTTTAGGTAGTGTTGGTGGTGCAGCAGTTGGTGCAGGTCTTGTAGGAGGTTTAGTACCAGCAGCAGGTATATTACTTGCTCCAGCAATTGCTTCTAGGATTATGTTAAATCCAAAATTCTCTAATTTAATTTTTAAAGAAAGTGCTAAGATGGTAGCTAAGGGAGAAAATACTCCTAAGAAAATGGGTGTTCTCTACAGGCAAATTATTGGAAGAATGTTAACTGATGGTTTAATTTCAAAAGAAGAAAGAGATGATGCAATAGATCAAGTAAATAATTTTGAAAAAAGATCAGATATACAAGCAGCAACTAAAATGAATCAACCAACTCTTCCAGACGTACAACAAAGTAATTTTCCTGTAATAAGTTCAGGAACAAGTCCAATGAACACTGCAGTAGGTGGTGGATCAAACACAGAACTAGCCCAGGCCTTAAACCTTTTTAATAAGGGAGGGATAGTTAGTGCCAAGAAAAACTTCTAGTAAAGATATACTTGCTCATCAAAGAATGGATGACCATGAGAAGTTGTGTAGAATTATGCAAGAAGAAACTAATAGAAAAATAAATGATGTTCATCAAGATATACATAGACTTGAAAAGATAATGATAGCATCTACAGGATTTTTAATGACAACAATGCTAGGAATAATTGTTGCTCTTATTTTGAAATTAAACTAAAAGACCTTGTGCGTCTTGTTAGAGAAAATAATTCATTTTATATTACCGACTTAAAACTCGAAAAGAAATATGAGTATGCTAAGTATACTCGGGACAACGACCTCGGAACACGGCACTACAATGTTGGAGATATAAAGATACCGTCAGTCACAACTATATTATCAGCTACACAATCAGAAGATAAGAAAGAAGGATTAGATGCTTGGCGTGAAAGAGTTGGTTATCAAGAAGCACAAAGAATAACTACTCAAGCTGCAACTCGAGGGACTGAGATGCATTATGTATTAGAGAATTATATTGATGGTAAAGGTTACATTAATCTATCACCAGAGGGTGCATTACCACGACTCATGGCTCACGAAATTGTAGACAACCTAGGTAAGTTAAAAGAAGTATGGGGTAATGAAGTTAGTCTTGCATATGAAGACAGATGGGCAGGGGCAACAGATGTAGTTGGTTTATATGATGATCAACCAACGATCATTGACTTCAAACAATCAAACAAATTAAAAAAAGAAGAGTATGTTGAAGATTATTATTATCAGATCTGTGCTTACTCATTAGCACATAAAAAACAATATGGTCCTATAACACAAGGGTTAATATGTATCTGTACTAAAGATAAAGTTTATCAAGAATTTAAAATGAATGAGAATAAATTAAAAGAGTATGAAGAGAAGTGGTTAGAGAGAGTTGAACAATACCATAAAACTAAAGCCACTTCTGAACCTGTTCCCCAAGAGTCTTAGCAGATAATTCAATTTTGTTTTCAAGATTGTGTAATACCATTTGGTCAATAGTATCTCTAGCAATTATATCAATGTAAGTTACTTGAGACTTCTGTCCTATTCTATGGGCTCTGTCTTCACTTTGTTGTCTTACTTCTAGATTATATGAGTTACTAAAATAAATAACATACTTAGCTGCAGTTAATGTTAAACCATAACCACCTACCGTTGGGTTACCTACCAAGAATCTACACTCTTCTTTGTTTTGAAATTTTTCTACTGCTTGGTTACGGACATCAACGGAGTCTTTACCATAGATAGATACTACTGAGTCCACACCATAAGTCTCGGCTAATTTTTTTTTAATACCTTCAATGTTATGTACATAGTTTGCCCAGATAATACATTTGTCTTCTGTCTCTCCAATAATATTCATTAGCTCTGTTAACTTTGCATTACTTTTAAAATCAACAATGTCCCCTTCATTTGTTTTTACAAAACCATTTGATACTTGTTGTAGTTTAAGTAATTCAGTAAGTTTATTATTGTAAGATACTTCTGCATCTCTAAGAATCATAAGAGCAGATTCTTTCAATTGTTCATAAGCTTTTCTTTGTTCATCCGGTAGATCTACATATCTTTGTACATACATTTTTTCTGGTAGATCAAGACAATCTTTTTTTCTTACCCTGTATGAAAAATTTTTTAATTTATATTCTAGCTCTTCTAGATTCACATAATACTTTGGTATCTGTATGTTATATCCACCCCGTTCTATACTAAACATAACTGCATACTTAGCTTTGAAAACAGTAAAATTATCATACCCTAATAACTTTTTATCTAAAAATGCACATTGGGAAAATAAATCTAATGGTGATTTAGTTATAGGAGAGCCTGTAAGAATTCTTTTATATCTTACAAGTTGACCTAATTTAATTATAGCTTTAGATCTTGATGCTCTTAAATTTTTTATAGATGTACTTTCATCTAATATAATCATACTTCTCATACCATGTTTTTGTAATTTAGATTCTAACCACTTCTTACCTGATGCATGAGATAACGCTTCAACATTCATTAAAACAAATGTAAGTTTATCTGGATCCATCCTAAATGTTTTATCTTTTGAAACTTTCCAAGTATAAATGTTAGTGTCTTCTGGACAATGAATATCAATTTCTTTTTTCCAATTTTGGTATACAGAGTTTGGTGCAATTACAAATGCAAAATCAATTTTTTTATCTTGATACAAATAAGCTGCATTATCTATAGCAACCTTGGTCTTACCTGTTCCCATCTCCATGAAGTACGCAAAGTTGTAAGGTTTAGCCCCCTCTACTAACGATCTTCTTTGATGACTAAAGGGTTCTGTTTTGTATTTATACATTGAGAATGATTTAAATTATTTATTTGCAAAGATCAAATAAATAATATATTGATTCGACCAAGGAGGTTCTTATGGACTTAGAAGCAGAATCTATTGTAAAGATAGATATGGCAATGTCATCAGACATTACCAACTCTTGCAAAAAGTTATTGGAAACTCAGAAAAAAATAGCAACGGCTGAAGATGAATTAAAAAAGTTAAAAGAAGTTGAAACTAATCTTTCTGAGCAAACAATTCCAAACTTAATGCAACAAGCAGGTGTAGAGTTAATTAAACTTGAAGGTGGAATATCCGTAGAGGTTAAACCATTCTACTCTGCAAGAATACCAGCATCTAGAAGTGAAGAAGCTTTTGATTGGCTACGTGCAAACGGCCATGGAGATCTGATTAAAAACCAGGTATCTTTGGAGTTTAAAATGAAACAAGACAATGAAGCCAAAGCACTTGTAGAAGAGTTGAAGAACAAAGGTCTAGCAGTTCAACAGAAAACATCAGTACATCCTAGTAGTCTAAGATCGTTTGTAAAAGAACAGATCGCAGATTTAGGTAAAGATGTTCCTGCAGAATTGTTTGGAACCTACGTTGCAAATAAAACTAAAATAACCACGAAGGAGTAAACATGATAGAAAAGCAACAAGAAAAAGCGATAGCGACTAAAAAAGAAAACCTACCTGCTACATTTGATTTAGAAGGTATGGCGGGGCAAGGTCAAGAGTTTACAACAGCTCGAGATCAAAAACTTCCAATGTTAAAAATACTTTATGCTAACTCTCCTGTGTTAGATGAGACAGATGGTAAATTTGTCGAGTCTGCTAGACAGGGTGATATATGGAGTGAAACATCTGGTACTGTGTGGAAAGGTAAAGAAGGGCTGATAGTAGCACCATGTCTTTACATAAACACATTTAATGAGTGGAAGGACAAAGGTGAAGGTTTAGGAAGACCTGTAGCAATACACACGGATCCTGCAATTATGTCTGAGACCACAAGGTCTTCAGATAATAAAGATAGATTGCCTAATGGTAATTATATCGAGGATACGGGAAATCATTTTGTTTACATATTGGATAAAGATTTAAATCCAATTGAACAAGCCTTGATACCTTTAAAGTCAACTCAAAAAAAGAAATCCAAAACTTGGAACTCTATGATTCAATCTAGAAGAGCGCAGGGTAAGAACGGTATGTACAATCCACCGTCTTGGTCTACGACTTATAAATTGAGTACGACTAAAGAATCTAATTCTAAAAACTCATGGTATGGATGGGTAATAGAATTTAATTCATTCTTGAACGCAACTGATCATTTAAAAGTATTAGAGGCTACTCAAGGATTTTATAAGAGTGCAATGAAGAGTGATATCTTTGGTAAGGTTGACTTCTCCCAGGAGAATCAATCACAAGGAAACGCACCTAAAGAAGCAACTCCATTTTAATTAACCATGGAGCAAAAACTCTTAAAGATATTTGAGGGTAATTCTGAACTGTTCATCACTACTTCTCTTACAGGGGAAGTAGATGAACGGGGAAAGAAACAGGTTAAAGTACTCACGGTCCACGAACCTGTTACCCTTGAATTATGGAAACAACATTTAAAAGGAGAGACACGAATTGGGATAAAACCTGAGAACGGTGACGTGTGTAAATGGGGATGTATTGATATTGATCCTCGTAACTATACTACATTTTCAGAAAAGAAAATTGTAGATATCATAAGAGACAATCAACTACCATTAATTGCAGTAAGATCTAAATCTGGTGGGTTACATTTATTTTTATTTTTAAATGATTGGTATCCTATTAAAGAAGTTCTTAAAGTTTTGAATGAATGGAATAAAACTTTTTTCTATTCGGAAGAAGTATTTCCAATGAACAAATGTTTGAACATGCCATACTTCAACATGGATCAAACTACTGAGTTTGCTTATAACGATAACAATACTCCAGTGATGATAAATAATTTTTTAGAAATGATAACAAAAAAGACTGTAACATTAGAACAGTTAAATAACATCAAAGTAAAAGAGTATGAGCCAGAGAGTGATTGGAAACATTATCCTCCTTGTGTTCAGAAAATGATTTCAGAAAAATGGGAAGGCAATCATAGAAATGAATTATTGTTTAACGTTGGTGTTCTTGAAATGAAGAAAGCTGATGGCAGCTTGAACGTTAATGAGATACAAAGCATTTTACAGAAAAGGAATTACGAAATATTTACAACACCGTTAGATCCTAAAGAAGTAGAAACACTTGCTAAGTCTATATCTAAAAAAGATTATGCTTATAAGTGTCCACCTAAAACAAATGCAATTGCACCACTATGTAATAAAGATCTATGTAAGTTAAGAAAGCTTGGTATCGGTTCACAAGTACCAGATATGATTGATGACTTTGAAGATGTAGAGTTTATTAGATCTACTAAATCAATTGAATACACATTTAAATTTCAAGATGAAAAAATAATAATTAACCCAGAAGATATGAAAGATGAAAAATCTTTCAGAGTTAAGCTATTACGTTATGGTATCTATTGGATGACATTACCTAAACCTAAATCGGGACCATCTCCATTTGAAATGCTTATGGCTACATTAGTTAGGAAAGCAGTTGAGAATGAGAAGATGAAATTTGAAGACACACTTGGTGAAGAGAAATATAATTTTCTTAAGAAATTTTTTGAGAGTCATATTGAAGAAGATGACTTTGAGAAACTACAAGATAATTATGTTATACTAGATTCTAAGACAAACATTTGTTACTTCAAAAAAATTACTTTTGAAAAATTTTTAGGTAGTGATAAAACATTTAAGAGTGCTAGTGAAGCATTGAATTTACTTAATTGTGATAGACATGACTACCATGAAGGTGTTAAGAATGTGTGGTCAGTTATGATGCCTAAGTTTGTTGATTACAAAGTAGCAGAGAAAAAAGAAACAAAGAAAACTGTAACGGAGATGGATGACGAATTCCACACAGGAAAGTTTAGAACTTAGAATATTAAAAGATCTTTACCATAAAACAGTAAAGATCTTTGGTCCTCCAGGTACAGGTAAAACATACACACTGATTGAGAAGGTTCTTAAAAGTTATTTAAGAAAAGGTGTAAGGCCAAATGATATTGCTTATCTATCCTTTACTAACAAAGCTGTTAACACTGCAGTCAGAAGAGCTATGGAGTCTTTTCCAAATTATTCTACAGAAGATTTTTCAAGATTCAAAACATTACATACTTATTGTAGAAGATATTTTCCAGAAGAAGTATTTGACCCTAAAGATTGTACAATTGATTTTGCATTACAGACTAAAGTAATTAAGACTTCAGATAAAAGATTAGCAGATGATAACTTCATGTATAAAGATTGGTCACTAGGAGTCTACAGTAAAGCTAGGAATTTATTAATTGATCCAGAAGAAGCATACAAGATGGAAAGTTATAAAAGAGATTCACTTACAGTATTTAAAAGAAAAATAGATACTTACGAACATTATAAGACAGGTGGAGGAGAGAGATCATTCATAGACTTTGATGATATGATTCACAGAGCAATAACAGAAGTAGATTTCCCACCACTTAAAGTTTTAATCTTAGATGAAGCACAGGACTGCACTCCGTTACAATGGTCAGTGTTATATAAGATGGCACCTAAAGTAGATAGGATATATCTTGCAGGAGATGATGACCAAGCCATATACAAATGGAATGGAGCTGATCCAAAATATTTTACTAAGTTCTTTCCAGGTCGGAAAGTAAAATTAAGAAAGACCGAAAGATTTGGTGAAGCCATACATCGATTCTCTCAAGTAATTAGAAGAGGGATAAGAGATAGTGAAGAGAAAGAGTATCAACCAGGAGACTCAAAAGGATCTGTTAAAAGTTATTTATCATTCAAAGAGATACCTTTCGAAACATTAAAAGAAGATTGGTATATCTTAGGTCGTATTAATGAAACTGTAAATGAACTTAGAATGTTAGCTAAAGATGCAGGTTTATATTACAAAGACAATAGAGGTACTAAATGTTTTGATCAGAAACAATGGGAAGCTATTAAAGCTTGGACAACAATTAGTAATAATAAAAAGATTGATAAAAGAGCAGCACGTAACATGGTCAAATATATTAGAGAACTAGAAGACCCTGCATATAGATTAGATAAGTTCTGGAGAAACGAACCAGATCTAAGGGAGTATGATTTTCAAACTTTAAAAGAGTGGTGTGGTTTAGCATTAGAAGATACACAAAAAAATAAACCTTGGTATTGGATACTGAGAAGAAATTTTAAACCTAGACAAGTAAGACACTTTATAAGATTGTTAAGAAGATATGGACAAAAAGAATTAGATAAAGATCCAATAATAACAATTGATACAATACATAGTGTCAAAGGTGGTGAAGCAAATCATGTTGTACTTTACAGTAAAGGTAACTATCCATCTGACTATGCAAATAAAAACAAACAAGAAAAAAGTGATGAACGTAAGGTTTGGTATACCGGTGCAACAAGAGCAAAAAAAACTTTACATTTACTAAGAACAGACTATAAGTTTAACTACCCAATTGGTTCAGACTATTTAATATATGTACAGGAGAAAAATGACAAATAAAGGAATGTTTGATGAAGCTAAAGATGCTGATGAAAAACAAATTGGTGGGAATCACTACCGTAGTTTTTTAATTCAACCGTGGACTTTTATTAGAAAAAATAGTCTCAACCCATTTCAAGCAAATGTAATTAAGTATGTATGTAGGTATCTTTTTAAAGGTAAAACCATAGAAGATATAGATAAAATTATTCATTATTGTGAGTTAGAAAAACAACACTTAAAAAATGAAAAAAAAAATAAAGTGTAGTAAGTGTGATAAGGATTCAATCATAGTAGAAGAAAAAATTTATTATTGTGCTGATTGCTACATTATAATTAAAAGAATAAAAAAGAAGAATATATAATGAACGGACTACAACTTACATTAACTTTTAAAAAATCTATGTGGAATACACCATCAGAATATAAAGATCTATCTAGTGCAACTGAAATAGCAATCGACTTAGAAACTAAAGATGATGGTATTAATGAAAAGCTTGGAGCTGGTTGGGCTTTAGGTAAAGGAGAGATTGTAGGATTTGCAGTAGCAGTGGATGGTTGGCAAGGATACTTTCCATTTGGTCACTTAGGTGGTGGTAACATGATACCAGAACAAGTTAAAGCATACATGAAAAAAGTTTGTAGCTTACCCTGCACTAAAATATTTCATAATGCTCAGTATGATGTAGGATGGCTTGAAGCATCAGGGATCACGGTCAACGGACATATAGTAGATACAATGATAGCTGCAGCATTAATAGATGAGAATAGATTTAGTTATTCATTAAATGCATTATCAGTTGATTATCTTGGTGAAATAAAAGCAGAGACAGAATTAAGAGAAGCTGCCGCAGCTCATGGCATAGATCCTAAAGCAGAGATGTGGAAGTTACCTGCAGAACATGTTGGTTATTATGCAGAGCAAGATGCAGTGTTAACATTAAAGTTATGGCAAAGATTTAAGCAAGAGATAAGAACTCAAAGTCTAGAAACAGTTTGGGATTTAGAACAACAACTAATTCCGGTTCTAATAAAAATGCGTCAACGAGGAGTGAGAGTCCAAGTGGAATTAGCTGAACAACTAAAAAAAGAAATGTTGATCCAAGAAAAAGAAATACTGGAGGCCATACAAAAAGAATCAGGAATAGAAGTAGACATTTGGGCATCACGCCAGATTGCCAAAGCTTTTGACAAAATGAAGTTAGACTATCCACGAACTGAAAAAACAAAAGAGCCTTCCTTTACACAAAATTGGTTGATAAATAATAAACATAAACTAGCGCAATTGATTGTGCAAGCCAGGGAGGTAAATAAGTTTCATAGTACCTTCTTATCATCAATACTTCGATACCAAGTCAAAGGTAGAATTCATGGAGAGATACAACAACTTAGATCAGATTTAGGAGGGACAGTATCGGGTAGACTATCAATGAGTAACCCAAACTTACAACAAGTACCTGCTAGAAATAAAGATCTTGGTCCCAAGATTAGATCGCTATTTATACCTGAAGAAGGCCACCAATGGGGCTCATTTGATTATTCACAACAAGAACCTAGGATGACTGTACATTATGCAGCATCTATTGGAGACAATGGTTATGCAGGATCTCAAGAATTAGTTGAAGCATACAAAGATAATAGTGCAGACTTTCATCAAACAGTTGCAGACCTTGTAGGTATTGAGAGAACACAAGCCAAGACTATTGGCCTTGGTATTATGTATGGAATGGGTAAGAATAAATTAGCCTTGTCGTTAGGAGTTACTAAGGATGAAGCAGATGAATTAATTGAAAAATATAATAAGAAGGTACCTTTTATTAGAAAACTATCTGATAGATGTAAGTTAGCAGCAGATGAGAAGGGTGTAATAAGAACTAAAAAAGGTAGGAAGTGTAGGTTTGATAAATGGGAAACAAGAGACTTTGGATTACACCAGGCCGAAACATTTGATAATGCAGTAGCAAAATATGGTAAAGATAATATTAAGAGAGCCTATACTTACAAAGCATTAAATAGATTAATTCAAGGATCCTCAGCTGATCAAACAAAACAATCTATGTTAGATTGTTATAATCAAGGTCATTTACCAATGTTACAAATACATGATGAACTTTGTTTTAATATAAAAGATGATGATCATGCAAAAAAAATAAAAGGTATTATGGAAAAATCAATTGAGTTTAAAGTACCTTCAGTAGTTGACGTTGGATTAGGGAAAAGTTGGGGTGATGCTAAGTAGAAATTTTCCTCATGATAACAAAGATTTAATAGCTTATGCAGCAGGATTATTTGATGGTGAAGGTAACATTAATTATGCTCAATACAAATGTAAGAAGCCTAACGGTAAAACATATTTAAAATGGAATGTTGCAATGGAAGTTGCAATGACTGATTTAGATTGCATAAAAAATTTTTATGATATTGTAAGAGTAGGTAGTATTCATTTTAAAGGTATTGGTAAGGGCTCACTTGGTAAAACAAATCAATGGAGATGGAGGTGCTCTCATCAAAAAGCATTACACTTAGCAAAATTATTTTTACCTTATTGTACTGTTAAAAGAGAAAGATTATTAAAAATTATAAACCACTATGAGTTTATTAAGCCGAAAGAATCCCTAGGAAAAAAGTTTAGTTTTTTAAAACCTAATAAAACTTAGCCTGTTGCAGCTAAGAGTTCTTGTACATCTTGGTGCTTTAATTCATTTCTAAGAGATTTAATTTCACTCTCAGTCTTAAGCATATCAGTAGTACATATTCCATTTGTCATAAGACTAGCTGACCAAGCATGTTCTTTGTGTTGAAGTTTTTTAAGCAACTCCAATTTTTCTTTACTTAACATTTACGATCTCCTCGTATGTTACGTGAAGTCTTTTATTACCGGTGAAGCCATCACTGATAACTTCAGCAGTACCATCCTCCACTTGTTCTGACACCTTTAACATCGCTTCTTTAACATCGGCTGCTTCGACTACTTGGTCTACTTGCAGACCTCCCATGTAAGCTTTGATACGATAAGCTGTCATAAGATATTATAAGATATTTCGAAGCTTTGGTCAATATCCATACCCTGTTTGTCAATAGCATAACAAAATACGCTATAGGAGGCCATAGAACCCCCTAATCCTTCGATCTTACGTTTTTGAGCTGTACCTATAGCCCTAGCCATAGATTTGCATTCTGAAGCATCTGAGAGGTTATCTCTAAGATATTGCCCACATTTTGTTTCTCCACTTGGATAAGTTAAACAAAATGATGTTAATAAAATAAATTTATAAACCATAAGACCTAACTACTTATTTTATGGTGTTTGTCAAATAATCTGATTTTCTTTACAAGAAAATTTAGTATACATTTCGTACTCATCTACTGTTGCTGCAGTCATTTCTTTTAATAAAATACTTGAGTAGTCATAACCAAAATAAATACATTGATGATAAGTGTCAAATTCTGTAATTGGAGTTGAAATAGGTTTACATGTATTTCCTGGAATGCCACTACAAATCACCATTAATAATATAAATTTTGTCATTGACTTTTAAAAATATCCCATATATTTAAGATAACATAATAAAAACAAACCAACAATATGAGGAGACAAAATGACCAAAGATAGCTTACTGCCATTAGGACAAAAACCTGAAGGAGAATTAAATTCATTATTAAGAATGCAAAATGCATTTAATAGACTAATGAGCAGCATGAAATTACTTCAAGAGAATATAGATAAATTAAAAGAAGAAAATAAAAGACTTAAAGATACTTTGGGTATTATAGAAACAACAGAACCTTTAGTACTCACATCTGATATGGAGGTCAAGGATGGACATCAATAAATGGAAGTCAGTAGCAATTCCTGCTAACGATTATAAAATTTTAAAATCACTTTGCAAATCAAAGTTTAGAGCTCCAGGAGCTATGATCTCTAAATTGTTAAACGACTATGTAGATCATCAAGCAAGGAAACTAAAAAT